TCTTCTTTGTTTTCTTTGTTGATTTGATAGGAAAAACCTACTTGATCACCACCCCTCATGTAAGGACAAAATTTAATTTTGGTGATTTGATTCTGGCTACTATGATAAGTGCTAAATTCTCTGTCGCTTTCGATTGAGTCAACGATTCCTGCCACCTCAGAGGCGCTAAACTTAACTATTACTGTGGCTTTGGGATTCTTTTTGTTTTTTACGAAAGAGCCCGTTCTCTTACCGGAGTCCCAAGAGTCTTGTTTAATCATGGAGGAAAAAAAGGTGTTCTCTTCGTTATTGAACCAGAAGGAGCTTGCCGTTCCCGTAACTTTTGCATTTGGTTTATAGAAATGTACCATACCTAATATGTTAGGTTAATTGTGGGTTACTGTCAAGCTTTTTTTTGTTCTCCCTTTTTGAGTTCAGACAACTTAGTGTAGACTTTATTATTTTGAACGCTTATTAAGTCGGCGAATACGGCGTCTTCCATTTTTCTCCCCTTAATAATAACAATCTCTTTTTCTCGCGGAAGGTTGCCGCTGTTAAGGTGTCGGCATTCGTTAATTTTATCATTAAATAATAAAACATTTATTGTCCCCGTTTCGTCAGACACGTTTACTTTAAAATAGCGAGTCTTCTTTTCGTTTCTCGCCACGGACGAGATAGGTTTGTCTTCAATTTGAGCAACGAAGATTACGTTATTCCTAAGGCCTCTTCCGTTGATTTCTGAAACGCTGAGTAGGCCGTTTCTCTTTTCTGAAAAAATATCTATTAATGTTTTGCCATGCGTATAACCCAATAGAACTTTTTCGTAGTACCAATTGGCGAAGCTTTCTGATTTTTTGTTTTGTTCGTAAATTTCTTTATATTTTTGACACTTCTTTTTGATTGTCCCCATTCTCGTTTCTTTTATAAAAAGCTTTCCTTTCTCATTCTTGGAGCCACAAAGCTTCTTAACTATTAATACTAAATCGAAGTCGTGTTTTTTTCCCACCTTTAAACACATCACCTTTTCTCTTTTTGTGAGAGTATTCCATAGCTGAGCCTCGTAAACTACCTTGGTTCTAGATTGTTTAAATCCTTCTAGTGCGCCGGCTTGTATCAACGCACATAGGATTCCTATATTCAACCCTGCTTCGCTGGCGCATTCAAATATTTCAAACTTATTCGAAAAAATATTTTTAAAATTATTTAATTTGTCTATGGATTTTTCTGATATCCCCTTGATGGATAGTAAGCCAAAGCGAATGTTGTTTTTTTCAATTGAAAAATCTAAAGAAGATTTAATTAAATGAGGAGGCAATAGTTCCATGTCAAAATGCCTTAGTTCTTTTTGGATTTTTGATATTTCTGAAATCGGCTCTGGCTCGAACCTAGTCATTTTCAACAAAGACAAATAAAATTCTTTCGGGTATTTGAATTTAAGATAGATTGTGGCTGCTGACAACGCTGCGTATGCAAGAGAGTGAGATTTGTTAAAGGAATAGTTTGCTGAGTCGTCTAAGACTTTCCAGAGGACGTCTCCTATCTCTTTGTCGAGTCCGCTTTGTTTTATTTTCTCTCTAATTTTCTTTTTCCATTTTCGGACCTCTGTTACTTTTTTCTTACCAACGATGCGTCTTAAGATTTCTGCCTCGTCAAGAGAGAACCCTATCTTGTGGGCCATTTTCATTAATTGTTCTTGATATAACGCTACTCCACCGGTGGACGATAGAATATCATCAAAAAATGGGTGAATTACATCATAGGTATCGTTATTAGTATAGTTTGCATATTGTTCTACGAAGGCTAACGCGCCGGGTCTTGCTAGTGCCAACACAGCACTAAGTTCTTCTAGGTTGCGCGGTTTAACTTTTCGGCATACCCTAAAGTTGGTATCCGCTTCGATTTGAAACAAGCCATGTGGAGTTGTTAGGTTTTGTAGTTGTTGATAAATAAATTCGTCGTTTAGATCAATGTCCGTAAGTTTTATTCCAATACTTTTGCAGGCATCGTCTACAACGGAAACACTCCTTAGTCCGAGAATATCTAATTTTACATTTGATAATGAAACCCAATTCATGTCAAAGGATGCCACACTATTCTTTGAAGAGTCTAATTCGCTGGGGCAATTATCATTAAGTGATTCATACGAGAGGGCAATCGCGGATGGGTGAACCCCCTTGTTTTTTGTGAGTCCTCTCAATTTTAGAGCCGTGTCATATATATGCTTGTTTTTATCGCACCAAGATCGAAAATCGTCAGAGTCTGCATAGGCCTCTTCTATGTCTTTAACTATTCCATGGTCTTTAGGTATGGAAGCTGAGACTAAATTCATCTCTTGTTCGCTTTTTTCTCCAATAATTTTGCCGCACTCTTTAATAAGTAGTTTCGTATTGAGGCTGTTGAGCGTTAATATTTTTGAGGTCTTGTCTTTGAATTTATTTTGTAAATAATCTAAAACCTTTTGTCTGTTGTAATAACACACATCAATATCAACGTCACACATGAGTGAGCCGTCAAGGTAAGTAACGCCATCCACTACATTTTTCTTTGCTCTAATTTTGGATACGAATCTTTCGAAGTATAATTCATATCTAACGGGGTCTATGCCCGTCGCTCCGATTAAAAATAAAACCAAACTTCCTGCTGCGGACCCTCGTCCTAGGCCTGTCGGAATATTATTGTTTTTACAAAAATTAACCACGTCCCACACGAGCAAGACGTAATCTACGAAACCTAAATCATTAAGAGTCTTGAGTTCGTAATGAGCCCTTTCCCTATACTTTTCGTAAAGCTCAGAATCAATTTCTTTTTTATGTTTGTGGAATCCATTCCTAACTAAAGCTTTTAAGAAAGTATAGTTGTCGGCTTTTGTGTCAACTTTTACTTCTTTTTTGAGTTTGGCCTCGATTTTGAACTCGGGCAACCTGACCCCATGAAGGGGGAGATCTAGTTCTTTAAAGTCTTTTATAAAATTTGCGCTCATATTTCTACCATCCATTTTAACTTGTCCCATACTTTAATATTTACCTCTAAATCGTAGAGAGCCTCATGTAATCTTGACTCATCAAAATCAATCTCATATTCTTTCGCTAAGGCCTTCAAATTCGTCCTTACGCCTCGTTTTCGGGTGTGTAGTAGTTTGTACTGGTAAGCCAATAAAGACTCCTCAGAATTGAATTTGAGGCCAAATTTGACCCCTTTGGCGAGGCAGTTAGTGTCAATCATTTTGGGGGCTATATGTTTGTGGTCGAGGCCCATTTTTTTATAATAATTATTAATTAAATAAATGTCAAACCCCAATACATTGTGACCAACTATATAGTCGCAGTCATCCAACCAAGACCTCATTTTTTCAAAAAGTTTGTCGTAGGGTTTTTTGAGCGAGTCGTACTTACCCTTGTCGAATTTGGTAATTCTTGCCGCGCCTTCGCTTAGGTTTATTTCTCTGTCCCATTCAACCCACAAATCTTCATTGGCGACAATCTTCCCCCCTTTGACTTTGATCATCCCTATCTGCCAAGGTAAATTATGGAAGTCGTGGAGACATAGGTTTTCTGTTTCGCAGTCTATGAATGTATAGTTTTTGTCTTTATCAAATCTGAGTAAATGTTCGTCCATATTAATTTAGTTTTGAGATTGGTATGTTGTAACAGTCTGCTCTAAAATAGAAATCTGTGCTTGGTGGGGAATCTGGGTCTAGTTCTCCTTTTTTATAAAATTTTGCCTCTTTATAAAAATCATTTTTGCTTATTTTGCCTAGGTACCACGCGAAAGAGTGATCTTTTAACACGCTTACAAAGGCGTACTCGTCACATTTTTGCTTGGTATTAAAGTCTGCAACGGTGCAATTATAGTTCTCTCTTGGGGGAACAGTTCTTTCTTTTGTTTTAACATCAACCTTGGTGCCGTCGGCGTACACCACATCATAATCATACGTATTATTAAATTCTCCCTTTAGGACTCTTTTGGCAACTGCTTCACCCAAAAAAGCGACCACTGCCCCCTTACCTTTTCTTATAGAATTATTCAAAAGGGGCAATTCTTTTGCTTTTCCTTCCGCTACTTTGAGGGTCTGTTCTGATATTTTAAATTTTATCATATTATTTCCAAAGCCTATGGCTGTCTTCGTCTTTGTGGAATGTGCTTATTTCCATTAGCATTACGGGGCCGTCTTTTGCAATTAGTTTGTGGGCTTGACCTCTTTGCATCTCCAAGCATTCTCCGCCCTCGCAGGTAACTGAGTGTTTCTCTTCTTGTTTGTCTCTGTCGGCAAGCATGTCAACCTCAAGGGTTCCTTCTAGAACATAGAAGGTTTCATGTTTGTTAACGTGGTAATGCATTGAGGTGGACTTGCCTTCGAAAATGCCAAGAATCTTACCACAGTAATTTTCTTTTTTATTGTTCGCAAGCCAAATTTCAAAGCCCCAATCTTTGTCTACTTTTTTTGGTTTAGTTGGCATTCTGTTCTTTCCAGCTTTCAAGGCAAAATTCATCGCTTGTCATGTGCTCAAGCTGTGGTTTATTTAGAGTGCTTCTGTTATTAATGCAACGAAATGTAAGATACGCTTTGAAGTCTTCTTTATTTTCATAAAAAATACTCTTTGTTTGGACCACTTCGTGCCCTTCGCTATCAGCAAAGGAGGAAACTCCCCCCAATAAGAGATCATCAAAGGGTAACCCGTTGTCTTCCGTAAAGAAAACCGTCGATTTTGTAAAATCAAACTCGGGAATAGAAACTCCTCCCAATAAAATGTTGTTATGTATAAAAGAATCGTAAAATGGCACGCATAATTTTAAATTGTTCGTCCAAAGTTTTTTTAAATTTTTAAAATCAATCCTAGGCTTATAGTAAAAGCCATCTTTGGAAGCGAGGTCGTGAATTTTTATCAAGTCTTTGTACCCATCGGAATTCAAACAAAAAACAATGTACTTACTCGAATTTTTGACAGACTCTTCGTCTTTTTCGTTCATATCTGGACAAACCGATAACCTTAGGCCAAACATTAACTCAATTCCCGCCTCCTTTGAATTTATATACGCTTCAAGAAAGCCTGACATGGAGTCTTCTACTAGGCATAGTTTTTTAAAATCGTTTTTTTCGCAAAGGTTTATAATGGAGGCAGGTTTTATTCTGTCGTCATCTTCTTCGTGCGATAACGTAAGTATGCTTCTGCCTAGTGAGTAGTGACTTTTGAATACTGGGAGTGTCATGCCGTTGAAATAATCATGCTCTTTTTCTGGGCCCAAGTCAAGGTCTAAAAATCAAAATCGTTATCTTTATTTGGGGAGCAGTGGGCGGAACATCCATCGTAGTGTCGTTTTTCTATCTTTTCTCCCTTTTGGGGCTTGGGGCATTCTTTTTTCTCTGTGTAGCTTTTTATCATTTCTCCGTCTTTATCTAAAAGAACGTAATAATCAAATGGAAATTTGAAAGCGCAATGCCACATAGGGGAGCCATCCTTCTTAAGTTGACCCGGCTGCTTGGCAAACCCGCACAACAACGAGCCGCCGAATCCCTGTTTGGGTCGAGGTTTATTTGCTGCAAAATTAGATTCAGAGTTTGAGGCGTCAAAGTCGTTTATCTGGATGTTTAATTTTTCCAAGTAATATTCTAAACCTTTGAGTGCGTCCTCGGAGAATTCTAATTCTTGAGCGGGTTTCTTGCCGAATTTAAGAAAGAGAAACCTTACTGCTGGCTTGAGCTTGGGCCATAGCTTTTTAGCCACCAAGCTATAAATCATTGCTTGTAGATTCGAGTTTAGGTCCTCTCCGCTAAATTTTTGTTTGCTTGTTTTGTAGTCTGTTATAAGTATTTTTTTATCTTTTTTATAAATTGTAGCTTTATCTATAAAGCCTAGTAGATTGTATTTCGGTTCTTCGTTGTTGAATTCGAATTTAAATTCTGGATCTAGGTTTGTTCCTCCCTTGCCGAAGAAATCATATTGGAGGGCGACAAGAATAAAATTGCATACTTCTGTATAAATCTCAGGTCTGTTTATGTTGTATATTTTTAGATGCTTTATGATTAATCTTTTAACTGGTTCGCTTGCGTCTACATCGAGGAGTTTTGTTATTGAATTGAAGTGTTTTTTGTGTTTCTTTTTTAAGAGTAACTCAAGAATCAAATGAGATACGCTACCTTTGAGGGCCCCTTCGTTGGTTTTTTCTGGCAAGCCAAGGTGATACTTGCACCAGTATAACCAAGAGCAGTTCTCAAAGGTTTTTATCTTCGATGCGGAGAGATATTTAATTTTTTTGGATTTTGCCATCTAATGAAAATTTCCAGTTCTCTATTTCTTCATGGGACATTTCGCCAAAATCATTTTTAGTTGGTAGGTGTATTTCTATTTGCTCTTTATCAAAATACTTGAG